CTCCTGTGCATCGCAAAAGAAAACAAATCATTACGCCATGCACTATCCATAATCGACAAGGGGCATATCACTAGCACACGATTTACTTTGCCTTGCGTCATAAGATAGTCAGCCGCCCAGATAGCAGAGGCGGTCTTGCCTGTGCCTTGTTCGTTGAAACAAAAGGACTTTTTGTTCATCGTCATAAACGATGCTGTAGTCTTTTGATGATCGAACGGCTTATACTGTCCAGGCCAGGAATAACGTTTAGTGATAGGTGACGGCACGTTTATATTTAACCCACGTAGGGTGTGGGCTTCGTCAAGTCCCCAATTTACAACGACTTCATTCATTGACAACTCCTTGCTCTTTGGGATTACAGTCGTGATCTGTTTAGGATTACGGACTTTCAGCAGTATTGCCTTATCCCTAATTATCTTCATGTTGTTCTCCGTGGTAGTGAAACACTACCGCTTCTTCTTAGGGCTGCTCATAGCACCCCCTGCTGCACGATTTTTCTTGCGGCTTTGTACTTTTACACCGTCTTTATTTTTTCCGCCTTTACTTAGCGGTTTCTTGTGGGCAATGTCCTTGCCTTCTCGTTTATCGGCTTTGCCGTTTTTATTTTTATCTACACCTTTCTTATCCATCTTACGTCTGGCACGTTGGCGTTCCATGCGATCTTCATGCTCGCCTCTGGCTTTCTGTTGTTTGTATTCTTTCTTGTAAGGACGCTTTGTCTTAGTGTATGGCATTAGTTTCTCCCATTGTGAGCGCATTCAAGCACTGGACAATGACGTTTGCACAACCCAGACGGGCGTGGATTCCATACATCCGACTCAAATGCTTTTTGCATCTTACCATATATTCCTAACCATTTCTCCCAAAGATTTGGTTCTGAGTCAATTTCATACTCAGCTTTTATCAAACCTTTGGCTATGACAAAAAGAAGTCCTGCCTTCACTCTTGTTATTTGTGGGTAGTGTTTAAATATAATTAAAGCCATCAACTCAAGCTGCCCTTTGTCAGCATACTTTGACGATCTGCCTGTTTTGTAATCAATAACCCATGCAACACCTGTCAACACGTCTATGATTACTAGGTCAGCTATCCCGCGAAACCACACACGTTTATCAAAAAATCCACATGGTTCTAGGTCAGCGGTTAAACCTAACTTTTGCTCACACAACTTTACGCCTCGTTTTTCGTTAAGCGCATCTAAAGTTTGTTGTATAAAATCAAACTTTTTAGGAAGGGGTATTCCTGATTCCATGTAGTCTTCACAAGCCTTGTGGAACTCTGTGCCGTACCGCATAGCATCTGTTTCTTGAACAGGATACTGTTTTAAAACCTTCTCATGGTAGAATTGTTTAGGGCATTGTTCAAACGCTTTCGCTTTACTAAACGACCAAGGTGCTATGTTCACTCACAGTCTCCGTATGATTTACCTATGCCACTTTCGCAATCTATAGGTAGTCCTGCTGCCCAATCGGGTGTTGCTCTCATACAAGTCTCTACATGCTGCCGTGCTAGAAGAACCTCGTCATCAGGAACGCAGCATACAATCGAGTCGTGTACTGTTAACACCACTTTGTATTTCTTACTTATTCTTAGCATTTGTTCGCCTATAATGCAACGAGCTAATGCTTGACACACGTTCTCTATGACCTTGCCACCGTATATTCTAGTACGCCCCCTACGAGTTTTATAGCTATGCTCCAAACCCTTTTCGGCTTGCTCTGCATGCAACTGTTCGTAAAAAATACTGAGACCATTAGGCATGACAAGTGCGTTGTTGGCTGCATCCACAGTGACAATACCTTTACGACCAAACTGTGCGGCTCTGCCGTTTGCTAGTTGCTGCACCATATAATTAGCATCACGCCATACTTTGCTTATCTTATAATTAGCATCCCGATAGATATTTATAATCCTGCGTGACTCATGAGGTGGCACTTCAAACCCAAACGTCTTGAGCTGTACCGCAAACTTTTCTGCCCCCATGCCATACCCTGCACCAAGGATCGTGGTCTTACCAACAAACCTTTGTTCTTTAGTTACATCTTCTTCGGCACATCCATAGATACGAGAAGCCATCTTTACATACACATCCTCGCCGTTGGCAAACGCATTAGTCAATTCATCTTGACCTGCGAACCATGCAAGCACTCGCGCTTCGATCTGTGCGCTGTCAGCCTCGACTATTGTGTAGCCTTCGGGTGCGATGATTGCCTTCTTTAGTTTCTTTGCATTTGGTCCTCGACTCGGTAGATTTTGCAAGTTGATCTTGTCAGCCCCACCCCATCTACCTGTATGCGCGGCGTAGTACCTTACGGGTACAGGGAGCAGCCCACGTTTAGAGATGCCTATAAACCTCTCTGTACGTGTTTCTTCTAAGGTACTTTTGTTACCCAGACGTGCAGCAACCAGAGATTGTACCCGATCATCGTCATGTTCTTGTAATTCTTTGAACGCTTCGTCAGACTTCGCAAAGGCGTAGGTCTGCTTGCCTGTCGTGGCGCTGATCTTCATGGGTGGTTCTACATCAAGATCTCGTAGCATATCTGCAAACTTCTGATTAGACATCAAATCTTTTTTGTCGGTGACATTTGCATCACGTAGCAACTTGTCCTTACGATCCCTCGTATCTTCAAGGTGCTGCTCCAACAGTCCCAGATCTAGATCAAGCGTAGGCTCAATAAACATACGCAAGGTCAGGTCTATCAGTTTCAGTTCTTGTTTGGGAAACTTAGCCCCCATGAGTTTAAAGAGTTTGTAGGTTAGTTCCACATCGTTCTTAGCATACTCACCGTACCGTTCAGCCTCCCCCACAGTAAAATCGGCACGGCGCTTGCCCTTGGCATTGTGCACCTCGTTACCTTTGACGCCCACACCGTAGCGTTCGGCTACTGCTTTTAGCGATGCGCTTGTCTCTACACCATGCAGAGCACGTGCCATATACATCGTGTCGAACCACGCCTTTGGCTTGATACCGTAATGCCAACTAAGTATTGCCCCATCAAACATGGTATTGTGACAGAGTATAGCACAGTCAGAGAAGTTTATGTGTGATAGTAAACGTTTGATTGTGCCTGGGTCACTTACATACTTAGTAGATTTGTCGTTCTTTTTTATAGCAAGACCGATAACTTCAAATCGCCTGTCCCGAACATACTCCTCAGTTGTCATCTTCGACAGTGAGTAGTCTTGGGCATAATACGTTTCAAAGTCTAGAGTATAGATATCCATTACTTACTGACGACCTCGCCGCCGCAAGCCATGTACCCACAGGCGTCTACCCAGTTGTCTATGTGTGTGGGATTAGAATGTATGCGAGCAATCTTTAGTAGTGCCATCATTGCTGCAACATCTTCGGTCTTTATAAAATCAATCAATCCAAGATGCGCGTTCCAGTACAGAGCGATGCGCTGAAAGTTATCTTCCATGTCGCCATGATCTGCTGCACGATCTTTCGTGACATAACCTTTAGCTGTATCCAGTACCTTTGCACGATCCCAGACTTGCTTTAGTGGCACTTCTTCTCGCCAGTTTTCTGAACTAATCCGTGATATAAGATTTTTTACAAAGTGTATGTCAACGTCACACGCGTTTGCTACCTCTGCGTTTTCTGCTTTTCTGTTTTTCAGAAGATAATCCCATACCTTCTCTTCCTTCTTCGTCATGTTTGTCATGCTGCTCTCCTTGCTGCCACGGTGCTTTTGCTAACGACACCTTCATATTATTGTTTGCTAGTTTGCGTTTATACCCTAACCATTCTTTTTCGACAGTTGTGAAACGCTTCATATTTTAACTCCGTTCGTTCTAAGTTTAGAAACAAACGATTTTAACTCTTCTCGCGCACGATACAAGTCTTGTTGTATATTTGGTCTGGCATCGTACCTATATCGCTCTTCTTCCAACGTGTTTACCTGTTGTTTTAAAAAACGATATTCAAACTTCTGGGCAGGGCTTAGTGATTCATCCCCCATCTGGTCTCACCTTTGGCTTAATGATTTCTCGAATGCCAGACGTAAATGGTGTTCTCTTGCAATACATCATGATCTCTTTGCCATATGTGTCTGCAAGTATGTCATATAGATCATCTAAAACCCCATCGCCCATAGCTTCGTAGCATTCGTGCTCACTAGGAAATATGACACTTGTCGCTACATCTTGATTCTCAACAACGTATTCAATAATTAGCAACGTGTAAAATAGTTTAAACATCCTCTGCTCCTAAAAAGGTGGTTCTTCTCCATCGAAAGAGGGCAACCAAGCAACATGCTCTTCTCGCTGCACCTCTTCACGTTCTTCGACTAGCCCCATCTCACTAAGAAACAGGGCTAGTTCTTGTGGTATGCTATTCTGCTGCGATTGGTTTGTCATCACGCAACGCATGCACAAGTTCTTCGACTGGTGTTAAATCCAGATTGATATGTTCTGCACACCCACGAAATCTATTGAGCCATGCCGCAAGCGCGATGCCTGCCTGCTTACGCAACTCCTCATGATCATGCTTGCTATCTGGATCAAAGAAATCGTAACCACCACCCTTCCTTCGGGTACTGGTTCTTGAGATCATAGCAGGGTATTCCACAGACCTATCGACAGGTGTTTCTACCACTTCTATGTTTTGCACCTCGCTCGGTACAATTGTTTCTTTCACCACAATACGCAAGCCCGACACAAACTGCCGCGCTAACTGTAACTTCGCTTGCCACAACAGATGTTCATCCTGTCCATGAAAAGCTTTATAAGCAATGTGATTTGGCTTATCAGCCAACCACGTGACAAACTCTTCTGGCACAAACGTATTTCTACCAGTATCGTTTAAATAAGCATCAATAATTTTCTGCTTAGTCTTCTTATTAAATTTAGCCATTCTGTTCTCCATATACAGCTACTTGTTTATATTTAATTGCCTAGCCGTGACCAATCGAAACATGCCCCGACTCACCAGAACCGCCTTGCCAAATCGAACCGAACCTGACCCCGCCCGACCGCGCCCCGACCGCCTTGCCTCACCACTCCGTAACCCACCCGACCAAAACTTAACTCGCTTCGCCGCGCCTTGACCGCCTTGCCCAACCGCGCCCAACCTAACCGTAACGCACATCACCTCGCCTTGACCGCCATACCACAACTCGCCGTACTTCACCGCGCCGCGCCTTACCCCGCCGTAACCGCCTTGCCTTGCCGCGCCGCGCCTTACGATACCCCACCGCGCCTCACCTCGTCTTACCTCAACCGCCATAACCGCCTCGCCAAAACGCACCAGACTACGCCGAACCGACCTTACAACAACACATCTTAACACAACCGCCTCGCCATAACACAACTCGCCGTGCCTCATCCAACCTAATCGCAACCGCCATAACCCGACACACCCGACCGCGCCCTACCTGACCATAGCTTAACGCACCCCGCCTCAACCGCCGTAACCCGTGATTGGGGCGGCGAACCGCCCCTCTCCGTAGCTTTACCATACAAAATTTAAGCCGCACGTTTGATGCGTTCTTCTTGCATAAACTCCATCAACTCAGAAGTTTCAAGATCAGCATATTCTGGATAATCGATAGCTAACTCTTGAACTTCGCGTGACTGTGCGGTGATATTGTCCCACGCTTCTTGCTGCCAATCAGCCATGTTATCGGCACTCGCAACTGTCCACGTTCCAAAAGATCCACGACCCTTTTCCTGACGGAAGTCACCTATACCAACGATCTGACCTGCGTTTGCAAGTAGTGATATGATGCCTTGTTTACTCAAAGTTGGTGTCACAAAACGGATTGTAATCTCCGAACACCATTCTGGTAGATACGCTCTGGTACGCACATCTGGCGTCCTGTTCATATCGGCAGATCGGACAATGTCCATTTTGAGATAAGGCTTACCCCATACTTGTATTTTTGACTGTGGAAGAAAAATTAAACGCTGCACAGATGTTTTCTTGATACCTTCGGTTTCCAATGCTGCGGTAGCCATAGCACCCTTCACCCCTGCGGCAGGGAAATACAAAGCCGTATCCCCATCCTTCTTTATATACATAGTCTCTTTATATTCAACTTCGGGATTGTGTTTAATAGCTTGCTTGTCGGCAGCGGTTTTCTTACGCGCCCCTGCTAACAAATCACGCATAGCTTTTGATCCCATACTATTAAAGTAAAGCGGTGTTTGACCAATCATGCGTAGCTTGATCTCGCCCTGTTTTAGTTCGTGAATTTGAATATTATTATTATCAACTGCTGATTTCTTGACAGCCATGATGTTACTTCTCCATGTTGAGTAGAGTTTTCTCTACAATTGAAATGTTGTCCTCATTGACAACTAATGAAACGCCACCTGCTGCTTGGATATCGTCCAAGTTCTTTTGTTGTAGTGGCGTAGGTTTGTTAGTTCCTGCTTTGCATTCGATACCGATGAAGCATCCATTGTAACACGCGATAACATCAGGCACACCGCTGCGCCCATAGCCACCTGTCACTGGATAGAAGTAATACGCTTTATGCTGTTTAAGCACGGCGACCACTTTCTTTTTTACTTTTGCCTCTGGTGTCATAAACCCTCCGTAGGAACTGGCATCGACAGAGGCGATTTCTCGCCTCCGTCAAATAGTAGTGAAACACTACCTAATCTGCGTACAACCAGTATACGTGTCTTTCTATACGTTGACCGATCCCATCAACTGATAACGATGGTATGTCTAGCATAGATAAGACAGCGATCCTTTCTTGCACCCACTTCGGTGTGTCTCGTATATTCATATAGTGTCCCGTTACTGACGTGTCAAGACATTCCATACCAAAACATACAATTTCTACATTTTCTTTACCATCAGGGAAATTTACACGGTATATCGTATAGTTTCGTGATAGACCGTCATTCACAATTCACCTCGTAGGTAGAATATGTTTTCGGCTGCACGATACCCAACACCATCAACATAGTGCTCGACGTCCACCATACCCAACACTGCCAACTTGCCTTTGATATCTTCGGGCAAGTCGTCTTCGCCACGTATAGTTTGCAACTCACGTTTCACCACTTCGTCCCCGTACCCACGCAGATCAACAGGTGCACACCTAAACTTGTTCTGACCAAATGACTGATACGCCTCGATAAACAGAAACGTATCTGAATTGTTTTGCCTCGCCTCTTTGAACTCGTCAAACCCAGTGAAGATTTCTTTTAGCTGCTGACCTAGTTCCTTGTTGAGAAACTCATGCCCCGACTCAACCATGTGCTTCAGTTCGACTTGCAACGCATTCGGCTTGTCGTACTTGTACGTACTGAACATGTCCTCAAGGACACTATCAGCCTTCTTCCTCACATCGTTACGCAGATCATCAGTTTGAGTAGCTGCCTTTCTTCTACAAGTATCTTTAGTTATCTCAACAACTTGTGGCACTGTCAAAGCACGTAGATATGTCACGGCGTTCTTGACCGCCTTCCCTCTAGTTGTTGCCTGTGCCGAGTGCATTCTATCACCATACGAATACTTGCCGTTGTGTATGTTCGGCGAATAGACGATATACTTCGGATCATCATCACTTGCTGTATTTTCTCGAATGTCCTTGTAGGCTATGTATCCCATGGGAAAGCTGTCGCTCTCACGATACACCCACTTAGAAAGATGATCTTTTGAGTAAGTAAGATACTTAGTCTTCTGCTCGACTTCATGTGCAAAATCCATCAGACCAACAGGATGAGTATACCCATGAGTATCTTTTCGTATCTCGCTCATTAGTTCTATACGTAGTTGTTTCATTTATTGTTCTCCATTTCCGTAGTGTTTCACTACTGTTTCGGCTTTGTTTTAAAGCCTGCGTTTGTATTGATGAATGAATTGAATTTACTTTTTATTCTTTGTAATTGCTCCTTTGTCTCAACGTGTTGTACTGGATAGGTATACTCCCACCCGCCTGCGTCTTGAGAGTAGTTGTGATCTGCCACCGAGCTTGCAAACAAAATCCAATAGTTAAGACGCATCGGATGATTAGGGCTACGCAGTATCTCACGTGCACGTGTCGGTGTGAACTCATCGCTTACATAATCTACGCTCCCAAAATGTTTACGTAGTTCATACGCCTTGTCCTGATTGTACTCATGGCTCAATGGTAGCAGAGGTGACATTGTCATGCCCCACTCAAAGAACTTGTCGATAGCTTCTTTGTACTTCGCCTTTAGTTCTTTGTTTACCTTTGGCTTTTGTGGTAACGACTTGCCAGTTGTTGGGTCATGTATCCAACCAGTATAGGGCAATTCACTCCCGTCCCTAGTGAACACCAACGCAGAGTTATCATCTGTAGTCTGCATCCACTCTCTGAAGTAACTTTGATTACTGTGTGCCTTGTAATACCCACGTGGCACAGTCTTACACTTAGCTAGATAGTGCTTCTCGCCCACTATACCTACGTACTGCAACGCGCTGTGACCCATGATAAACTGCATACCGTTTGGCATGTGTCTTTCCAAGAACGCATAGCGACCCATGGAATAGTGACTGTTGTCGCCAATACAGTTTCGTACTTGAACCGTCTCAGTCCCATCCTTGTGCTTGCGCCACACAATCGGTGCATAGTACTCCATCTTACCAAGCCTGTCCCAATGGGTGGTTCTGGTCTTAGTCTTGTAGTCGTACTCATGTATCCCATAGGACAAGAACTTGTCGTCACCTTCGTGATACCCATCGCTCAATGCGTAGCAGTTTCGGCTTATCTTGACGATACGCTCCCATTTACGGTTACGATCACCGATAGGTCTGATGTCGTCCTCACGCTTGTGAAGTTTAGATACAAGCGGTTTGATACTTTCGTAGTGTTTCACTACATCTTTGAAGCTTGCAAAATTTGTCCATGTTAGTGCCATTGTTGTTCTCCTTTACATCCACCAACCAAGTTGTATTCCTGCGGTGAACACAGCAACAAGTATCGCTGTGAACACCAAGATTAGTTTATCCTGCCAGTCCATCATGTCATGTCCCTCGACTTGATATTGACAGTTTTGCCCACGTCTGGCTTGGCTCGGTCATTGTCCAAGATTGTCCAGAGCACAGGCATCGTCCACTGACCCCAACCGCCGTACAAGTGACCATCGGTTAGCACGATTGCAGCTTGGGCATTGATGCCGTTGTCACGAATGTAATCGGTGACGCATGTCACATCCGTACCACCACCGCCTTCGGGCTTAGTTGACTTGACAAGGGTATCGAGCTGGTCAACGTCATACTTCTCGTCACGACAGATCTGTGTGTCCCAATACAAGACGCGAACCCCGTCGGGATGTACCGTATCACATATCTCTTTGACCTCAGACAAGAACGCTGACAACTCGTTACTGCCGATAGATCCAGACGTGTCGATAGCCAG